CAAAAGTTTATAAAACTAACATGAGCGGTTCAGAATCTGACGTAGATGAATTAAAATTTATTCTAAAGTCTGTTGATACTGCACAAATTAAAGCCGATAGTACAAATCTTGGTTCAACTGTCCCGCTTCCGTCTATCGCGGGCGACGAAGGAAAGGTTCCGGTCGCCTATTACCGCGACGGCAGGGGCTACTTCATCCTCGAGAAGTACAAGGATTCCAGGTTCCCGGATTCGACGTCCAGCAACGTCGACCAGACGCTCGTAGTCAACGCGCAGGGACAAGCAGAATGGGTAAAGAACACTGCAATCAAATGGGTTACGAATACCAACACGTACGCACAGGTCAACGACTGGTACACCAAGGGATATACCATACTCCGCAATGACGCCGGCATAATCAACATGGCATACGCCAAGAACGACGACGTAATCTTCTTTACACAGCTGAACGACAACTCAAATATCCATTATGGTGTCAGCATTTCCCAGAACTACGGATGGTCCGTTTCCAATGCGCACAAGCACCAGCTCGTGAAAGGCGGAGCATGCTCGGTTACAAACAACGAGGCACACGACGTCATCCTCTCGCTCAATAGCGCAGTATATACAACATTCGTTAGTGACGAACTCGTAATCGACTACATGTCGTACCACGCCGGCGCCTTCTTCGCTACCCTCAAGTATACCGGCGAGCTCTTCATTACCGGTACACGCCATAACTGGTCGCTTGGCGGTTCGCAGTCGCCGGTCGATAGTCTTGTCAATATCAACGAGACCGTCGTACTTACCAGGGACACTCGTACGAACCTCGGCGACGCGTTCGATCTCTCGGCGCAGGAACTGTCCAGGACCGACTACCGTATCGACTGGGACTTGATTATGAGGTTCCGTCAGGGCCCGATGGACGGAGGCGCTTACATGAGCTGGTACCAGCCGGTCCACGTCAAGATTTCTCGTACAAGCGGAAGCTCTCCGATTATAATTGCGGGTGTATAAGATTCTGATTAAAAATATTTAATAAAAATATTTTTATACACTTTTTATCAATTTTTGCTATATTTGTTGAATAAAAACAAAGGTAAAAAATTGAAATTCTACTTCATTAGACATGCGCCGACGTCGGCTAACAGTTCTGGTTCTATGGTTCCAGGCTATGAAAATTGCGATATCAATCTTTATGATAAACCGGAAGACTGGGAAGAAAAGGTTGGCCAATTTATTCCAGAAGCCGTTAGAAAATTTGTCGTAAGTTCGCCGACTCGTCGTTGTATCAGTACGGCCAAGTTGCTGTTTGATAAAATGCCGATGGAAGTCTGTAACTGCCTAGGCGAATTCGAATGTAAGAATCTTGGCAATCGTAAATTCTGGGAAATTACTAAAGAAGAATTTGACAGTCTTGTCTATTTGCCGGCAAGCACTATGGAAAAACGTGCACTTGAAATCCTGCATGACATGGGCAATATGATCCGTCACGAAAACAAGACTGATGCCGTAATTTGTATTTCTCATGGAATGGTTATCCGTTACCTTTATCATTTCATGACTGGAAATCCAGATATTTCTGCATATGACATTATCAATTCTAACGGTTTTAGTTTTTCCAATCTTGACCTTATGATTGTCGATTCGGTTAAGAAGACCGTTGAAGTTCATCATTACAAAGAACCTATTGACCATAAAAACACATGATTATCGAATATAGAAAACATATTCCTGGTTGTCCAGGAGAATATTGTGAACCTGTAGCTATCGGCGTATGCAAGGTCGACATCGATATGGGTATGCTCAGATTCCGTTGCTTGAAGAAAGAAACTTATGTTCCTTCAAGTGATCCGTTGGCTGAAGACCAAGAAATAGACCGTAAATGCTGTATCTATCTTGGTATCGGCGACTTGATTAAATGCGGAAAAGAAATTGTCCAGCTTAGGTCAGTTGGACAAATGGAAATAATCGCAGATATGCTGAATAAACAGCTTCCGACTCTAGAACAATATAAGGAGTACCCTAATAAGAATACTCCTCAAATTGATTCCGATACGGATTTATACAGTATTTAGTCAATTAATAGGCTTGCTGCCTGATTGAATAAAATAGATTCCGCAACATTAACAGATTGGCCATTTTCACGGTCAATTGTGTCCTTGATGCGTTTATATTTTATTCTTTCTTCACCAATCTCATCAATTTCATAAGTACCACGGGAAATATATTTCTGTGTTCCGTCACCCTGTACGATTTCGAAAACATTAAACTTTTCACCGTTCGTATAGAAGTTATTAAACTTATTATTACGGTTCAACGCGACATAAAGAGAATTATTGTTATCGTCGAATTCATTGACATATCTGGAAAGTTCTTCGCCAACGTCGAATTCGCTTCGTAACGATTCACCGTTATTGACAAACAATACAACAGTCTTCTTGTCAGAAGTATAATAAGTACCACGGCTGAGAACGCTGTCCATAACGTTTTCCTTCATCGACCAGTCACATGCGACAAGAGCATCATTCTGATACTGGAATTCGATACCTTCCGGAATAACCGTATCGGTAATTCCGCTATAGATACCGGTCGGAGAATCAAACTGGTTCTTGACGACATTGTAAAGTTCGTCTTCGTTTCGTGCAGCAAGAACGTCGTTAAGTTCTTCATAGTTACGGAAGTTCAAGATAAGACGCTTATCGTTATCGATAATGACCGGCGGACGAGTTCCACGGCCTTTTTCAATATCAAAACGGCCTTCAGAACGTGTTCTAAGAAGATTCTGGAATTCAGGATTGTCAAGCAATGTCTTAACGTTGGCACGGGCAGACTTACGCTGCTTCTTGCCTTCTGCTGTCTTGAATTTCTGCAATGCCGGCTGTGCAACCTTTGTGATATATTCACTGGCAAGCTTCGTAATAACGGCATCATTAGTAGAGTTAGCTGCAAGACGAGCACCGTTATCCTTAATCCAAGTAAGCATCTGCGGCCACTTAGCCGCATAGATATAGTCCGTATCGCCGTCTTCAAGAGTATTCATGGCAATATCCATGAATTTCATAAGACCGCAAATGAACTTGTTGTTCGAACAGCCGAAATTACGGCCGAATTCACGAGTCATTTCGGCATACTGCCTACGAATCACGTCGATATTTGAAGCTTCATGGTTCTTATCTTTCTTAAGATCAAGAATTTTTGTTGCCGGACGTTCAAGTATGTCAAAAAATTTATCAGTTCGGCCGCTAACTGAGCCGTATTTAGTTTTTAATTCGCCTTCTGTCAGAAGATCATCGTCAAGAAAGGCTGCTGCTTGCTCAAATATATTCATTTTGGAAATCCTCAAAATTATTTTATATTATTTATAAAAATTTCTTTTATTTTCTATATTTTAAAAATAAGTATTATATATTATGTATGAACTATCTTAAAATCTATTACCAGATTATCGCCAAAGCCGCAGGCCGTAAAGAATCAGTAATTTACGAAAAGCACCATATCGTTCCGCGCGGTCTGGGCGGTCCGGATATTCCGGCGAACATAATATATTTGACACCCAAAGAACACGTCGTCGCTCACCATCTCCTGGCCAAGGCCTATCCGAACGAAGAAAAACTCCAAGGCGGTTTCAACATCAAAAGCCTGAAGAAACACAACTATTCAAGATGGATGCACAGTCTTCAGAACATGGTACGAGACCTTTCATATACGAGCCACAAGAAAGAAACCTTGAATAAGATTCAACAACTTCTGAATATTCTTAATATCAAGGATATTGACGTTCTTGTTCCTGCACTCCCGACTCCAGGCGCAGGTGTTCCCAAGAAAAAACCAGATAAAGACAAGCAGCCTATAAATAAGAAAGCAAAAAAATCGACAAAGAAAAAATCTAAAAAGTGATTTTTATGAATGTTTTTCTTTTCACCGTTGACTAGCAAATAAATTGCTATATTTACTGATATGAAAGCTATAAGTTGTGGTGTAATAATCATTGATAAGATTACCGGACAACTCCTGGCATGTCATCCGTCATGTCATTCCTGGAGACCCGGCAATTACGATATTCCTAAAGGCCATGTCGAGGGCGATGAATCCCATATCGACGCGGCGCTTCGCGAATTAAAAGAAGAAGCCAATATCACATTGGCTAAAGAAGATTTGTACGACTGCGGAATGTTCCTTTATACCAAATATAAGGATTTACATCTATATGTCGCCGAAGTTCCAGTAGAATTGTCCATGTTAAGCTGTTCTACTTATTTTTCATTCGAAGGTAGAAGACCACTCGAAGTTGACGGCTATAAGCTCATCGACCCGAATGCATACGATATGTATTTTAAGAGCCTCGGTCCTCTCGTAAAGACCTGTGTCGAACGATATAAGGAACATAAAAATGAAACTGGAAGACACACATAATTTAAAAAGGCATCCGCTTTTCAAAAACTATAAGGATTACGTCTTAGATTTCCTTACAGTGTTTATTGATTATGGTCTGGAACTTTATAAATTCAAGAAACCTGATGTAAAACTTCCTTGGAATATTGAATATATGCTTGCTGTAAGAGGTTTAGATTACGCCAAGAAAACGTTTAATTTTAAATTTCCGCCGCTAATTGAACTGAAAGCACATTTCGAAGATAAATTGACTAACAGTTTTCTTAAAGACTTGAATTAATATGAAACCAATTGAATTTCTTATTACAAGGCATGGACTTAATGTTATCGGAAAGTTCGCCCGATGGTATGAATATACTATATTCGAATCAAGAAGATATACAGAGCAACTGATACCGAAATGGAATAATTTTGACGTTTTCTTTAAATTAGATATAGAAATTGAAAAATATGGAATCGGTATAAAAGAACGACCGAATGACGCTGATCCTGATGGTGAAAATAAACGTTATTTTCCACCATTAGATCTTCTGCCGATTGACTGTAACTATCTGATTATGTGGGGTGATAAGATAACATGCAATTCATGGACTAAGGAAATTAAGAATACTGGAGATATTGTCGCTGTTTTAGAAAACTTAAAACTGGAATATGACCTGCAAGAGGTAAATGATGAAAGAAGTTGAATTTAAACGTTATAATGAACAAAGCTGTATATGGTATTATAAGTATAATCCAGCTATGGAAGCTTTTCCGCTCGCAGTCGACCATAATAAATTTACAAGTATCGGATTGTCAGAAAAAGTCATAGAACCCATACAAATAAGTTATATGGGTTTTACTAAAATTTTTCCATCAAAAAATATACTTCGTAATATACAACCAGAAATTGTACTTAAACTGGGTGATACCGTCGAATGTAACGGTTGGAAACTAAAGCTCAATAGCCAGGCTGACCTGTTTCAGGCTGTAGAAAATCTTAAAACCGAATATTACTGTCAATAATGAAATTCAATATTATAGGAAATCCACCATATAACGGCAAAGGCGAAAAACTCTATCTAAAGATAATGTCGGAATGTTCGAAGTTCTCTGATAGAGCCGTATGGATTATACCTACCGATTTCGTTGACAATCCGAGAATAAAGGAAAATGTCAACTATAAGCATATCGAAATACTCAACAAGAATTTCGAAGAATTTAACAGAATAGAAACGGTTGTCGGCGACGCTAAGTTTGACGACGCGTTTTTCTTTTCAGATGTCGGTATTTTCGTGTTCGGCGACAAGAAGGCTGACCTGCTCGAATTACGATGGAATAAATTCTCGGATCCGGCTAAATATAAGGAAATTACCAAAATTGTAGACCAATATTTGGTAGGAAAAAAGACTATCGCAACTGAACAGGGAAAGAAGAACGAATGGTATATCCAATTAAGCGAAATAAGAGGCCATAGACGCTGCTGGGACTGGCCTACGCTTTTATCCAAGGAAAGATATACCCCATTACAAAACGTCCCAGAACCTACGTTACGGTTCAAAAATCAGTATATAGGATTTGCTAGTACGGAAGAGTGTAAAAATTTCATAGATTACTGTAATACGGATATTGCGATGTTCTTAAACTATCTCTATAAGTTTAACCAGCATACAAAATATGACTGTGTTCCTGTATATGACTTTACAAAACCGGTTGATGAAGATTGGGTATATGATGAAATCGGTCTGACTGAATATAAAGACTTTATAAAAGACGAGATGAAAGAATATGGGTATAAATGTTACAAAACTAAAAGATGCGGTTGAATTCAGAATTAACTTAACAGGATGTTCAAACCAAGATACTGTATTCAAAATTGATACTACAAAATATCCGGAATATGCCGTATTATTCGGCCTGGAAATGTTCAAAAAAGAATGTTATGATATGTTTGAAAAATATTTGTTCATGCCGGCTAATAATACGGTTGAACAGGATATGAAAAATGAAATCGAAGCTAGATTCTATGATTATATCTATTGGGCAAATGTCGAACGAAAAGAATATAATCTGAGCCTTACTTATGAAGGCTATATGGCATATAGGCATAATAACGAAATCGAAGAAGCACTTAACTCTTTAGACGGGACTATAAATACTGTACTATGACGATAGATGAATTTAAATTATTGAAACAGAAAGCCGATAAGGATGTCAAGATGCCTGACACCTTTGAAGCCATTATGACCAAGAATAACCTTTTGCCCGCCCTCGTACAGGACTGGACTAAGCTGTATAATAACCAGAAGTTTGTTTATTCTCACCTCAATATCGAACTTATGGAAATTTACGGCGACATCTATAAATGTTACAAATTTTCCAGACAGACTACGGAACTCCAGATGAAATACGGAATTACCGTAAATCAAATCTGGGATAATGCAAAAGGTATCGAAACCCAGATTAATTGTACACCAGCATATATCGCAAAAATGAAAGAAGTCAACCAACAGAAGTATATTCTGGAATTCATTGAAAGTACACTTGAGAATATTAAAAACCTCGCGTTTACTATCAAGAATTATATCGAATATAAGAAGATTCTGTCGGCTACTTTCTAATGCTATAAATAATACAGTATGGATAATATAACCGAACGAACCAATTACCTGAATAAAGAACTGGTTGACAATATCGCACAATACGATATGGGTTCACTGTATTTCGATTCCTATGACTTCGGCCCTGTCTCTTATTACAGGGTCAAGAAAATCGAAGAATGCAGACCTGACATCATTTCTTATCGTATCTACGGTACACAAAACTATTGGTGGTTCATCATGCTGTTTAACGGTTATACCGATGCATGGAATGATATTACGGAAAATCAAATTATTAAATATCCGGATATACAAAAAGTCCGTGACTTCTTAAAGGAAAGACTTAAGAAAGTCAAGGACAATAGAGAAGTAAAAAAGCAAGATTAAATCTTGCTTTTTATTTTATACATTTTCTTGCACTGTATAGAAGAAATCTTCATCCGTAGCATATTCAATAACATCTGCAGCTTCCATCATAGCAATATATTTTTGTATTCGCTCAGGTGTTAAGAAATCATCATTTTCTATTGTTTGTAAAACTTGTTTTGCTTCTCTGAATGAACCTGTTTGAACAAGTGAAATAATCGGAGCAAGTTTTTGAGCAATCTCAAGTGGTGTAATAGTTTTAAAATCAGTTTTTACACATTCTTCGCGGAATAATGAAATAAACTCATTTCCGACATTTATATTGTATTCAACTTCACCAGCCAGTCCATCAATTCTAGCAAGTTGGTCACGATTATTATATAATTCAAGTTCAAATCTTGATTTATCTATTGGCTCACCAAATATATCTGTAACAGTATGTTCATCATAATGTTCAATAATATCGGTCAACACAGTAAAATCTTGTGTCCAAAAATCTTTATTTTTATAAACACATTTTCCATCTACATTTACAATACGGCTAACAACACGCATTTCTAACTCCTTAGATATTATTAAATCTTTTTCTTCTATGTTCGGATCTGCTGCTATGCAGTCTTTTACACTATTATAAGTGCTACAATTTGCATAAACTTTGAAATTATCTCTTCTTATTAAAATATACATTTTTACTCCTAAATATTAAAAGTATAAGTCTGCCCAGTAGAAACTGACATATTTTCTTGATGTAGTGTTGTAGTATTTCCAGCTGAATCTTCACCAATTACTTTTAGTGTATATGTAGATTGTCCTATATAGTAAGGGTCAGTCCTAAATCCTATGCTGCTTATATTAGAGGCATTAAAGTTAAGTTCAACAATCGTTCCATATATACTTGTATTTGTAGCATTTCGTAATGATGCTATTTTATCATCGTCTATACGAAACCATTGATTGTCTTGGAAACGACCTCCATCTACCAATCTATTTCCAGCTGTTGTTCCATCTATTAATGTTTCAAGTAGAGCTATACTATTATTTCCAGACCATTCAAACCTTAAATGATATTTTACATAAATAGGATTTTTTTTCCATACCAAAGTAGCACCAAGATAAATTGCAGTGACAGTTTTGTTACCAAAGAATATATCTTTAATGGTTTTATTTCCAAATTTTAAATCATTTGCCATATTAACTCTCTATGATAATATGTAAAATACCATCATCAGTTAATCCTGCTGTAGTTGTAGCTGTAACTGCTGGTATTAAATAACCAACTGTAGAATTATTACGTTCGACTTTTATTAATTCATAGTTATTAGCTGTTGGCTTTATATCAACTTGTATTGGAGAACTACCATTAGTATCACCTGCTTTAATTACAGCGCCACCATAACTACCAACACCAAATCTAGCATAGTAACCATTAGAATTATCATTTATACATTTGATATAACTATTATCAAATGTTCCTGTCGCAGCACTAAAAACCGTTTCATTTGTAAAAGTTCCACCATTAGCACCAATTGAACCTTGAATCCACATACTACCATCACGATAAAGACGTAATGCATCACTTCTCGTTATTACTTCTTTAGAAGGATCACTTGGATTCGTTAATGTTCTTGTACCGTTACCGATAACTTTAAGAATACCACCATGAACATATCCAAAGTCAGTTTGTCCTAGAGTACCCGAAGTAGGCTCTGTCGTAGTAGCATTTGCCATACCTTCAATAGAAATACCCCAGATATTCCAACGGTTTGTAGGATCATTGTGATTAGTATCAGCAGAAATATTATTGATAAAGAACTGATTATAACCACCCTGAACATGAATACCATAACCAGATACTGTATTAGCATGTCCTTCGACATGAGTATAAACTGCCGATACCTGATTATATGCACCTTCAATATGCGTGGCGTGTTTTATACCTAAATTTGTAAATGTATTATTATAACCTTCAACAACGCTTCCATCTGGATAAAGTATAAATGCATCGCTTCTACTATTACCGTTTCCAGTACCATTACCAGCAACAAATAATACATCTGCGGAAGTTTTATTCCATCCACCTATGACTAAACCGCCAAAACCAGTAGAAGCATTTGTACTGCCTTGTATAGCTAAGCCTCTACCAGCAGCAACTGACCAATATGTAGCAGTATTTGCATCACCAAATGCAAATGAACGATAATCTGCAATATTTCCATTACCAAACGCAATTGATCGATTATTAGCACTTAATGCTTGGCCACCTGCAAATGAATATAATGTAGCAGTTGTACCCCAACCAAATGCAAATGAATTATCGTATGCTACGTTGTCATCACCAAACGCAAATGCATTACCTGAAGCAGCTGCATATTTAGTAGACATTGCAAATGATGTTTTACCTACTATACAATTATTACCTATTGCACCAATTGAATCATTTGTTACTGTATTATTATTACCAATATTTATCGGTAAATCAAGATCAAATGGTTCCCATGACGAATATGTTGCATTATAAACTAGTATACCAGTCGAACCTGTACCTGGTTTATCAACCTTTCCAGAAACAGCCTTAATTGCATCTTCATATTCTCCAGAAAGTCCAAAAGTAAATATACTATCTGAATAATTAGCACTTATGCCATTTTCTGGTTTAAAAACACCTGGAATTTCGCTATACAATAAAACATCTTGGTAGTTAAACCAGTCATCAATATTCTTCCAACCAGAAAATGTTGGCACAGTTGACCAAATATAATATTCACCCTGTTGAGTGGTTGCTGTAGGCGGAGTTACTTTTCCGCTAACGGCTTCAATCTGTGCCTTATAATCTGCACTTATACTGATTATATGATTTAAATCATCTACATAAATACCGTTTTCGCCGTCGTAATTGGGAAGGTCTACAATATTTAATTTTTCTGCTAATGCTGTAGAGATTTCATTAGCACCGCTAGTTTCAGATTTGTGATAATAATCGTCCAAGGGCGGAATTGCAGCAAGTGCTTTACTATATGCAGCCGCGCTTGCTTCTTCCGCATATGCCTTTGTTGCATAATCTGCAGAAACTGCAATGATATATTCATTACCATTATTCGTAATATGAATACCATTACCGTCCTTCAGTTCTACAGTTGCGCCTTGACCATTTATACCATTCCATGCGGTAAAAGACTGTCCTTCAGGATGGTTAATATCAAACACTGTAACTTCAGTTCCGCCTTGCGGATGACCTTCTTGTGAGCCAATTGTAGCCGTAGTAATAACCGGAGAAATACCAGAAGTACCAGTATCACCTTTTGTACCGCTCATAACATCTATATATGTAGATTGTGAACCTGCATAAGTAAATGTAACACGATTACCGGAAGGAATTACCTCTGTTGAAACTGTTGGTGAATATAATTTAAATTCTGAAGTCGATGTATCGTCTTTAAGAGTTATTTTATAACCAACACCACCCTCAACTGGGTTGACTGATGCAGATACAGATTTACCATTTTGACCAGGCACGCCTTGCGGACCTCGCGGACCTTCTATACCAGACGCAGCAATTCCTAAATCATGCCAGTCATCATCTTCTGTATATTTCCATTCCCAATGGTCTTCTTTGTCGGAATTAATTCTAAATTCCGGCGTATAACCGCTAACACCAGGTTCGCCTTGTGCACCGCTGATATGATACGGGCCGTACGGATCTGGATGACTCTGCGTAGTTCCAAGTGTAAATGTAATATTACCATTTGTTTCATCAAATGACGGATAATAAACATAATCACTCGTCGTACCACCGGCACCGGAAACCGGAATACCGCTAATAGCGATTATCTTATTGTCTTGAATCGTAAAATCTTTAGGCGTTATACTAGGGTTTTGTATTTTTGTTACGTCTGACATTTATAAATCCTTTGTGGCCGAGTCTTAATATTTATATCCTGTTAGAATAGATGCTCATGGTAAAATTCAGATTTGCACTAGCGGCGACATCACTTCCGCTATAGACAACTGCATATTTCCTTGTCGGGTCAACTGAATGGTCGACCGTAATCGCAATCGTGCCGTTACTTGTACCGACTTCCGCCGGATAATAATTCTGAGTATATACAAGAACTTCATTAGAATCCGTTACTAACGCGAACTTGTTCAGAAGATATTCATGTAATCCGGTATTATTGTCTTCGACATTTTCATTGATATTGAATGTTACTTTTTCAGCAGCCGCAGGCAATTCAAAATATCCGTTAGTTGCAGTAATCTGTTCATAATCCTGTCCTGCAAATTCGATTACCGTTCCTGCCGTTATGATACCGTTGCTTTCATACTTATCGAACATGTAAACCGGTTGTCCGCTAAGTCCAATATTCCATTCGTTATTATCATCGTCAAATGCTGCGGAAATACCGTTATTACCGACAATATCCGGACCAACAATTTCATATTGATTAAGTGTATCATTATATTTTGCATCAAGCAAATCACCAGCAATATCTGGAATTTCCGGAATTTCCGTCTTCAATGCAAATTTATCGTTTGCTGTTGCAGAAAGTTCAACAATTGTTTTTGCAACAGCGTCAGACAAATCTTGTAATTCAGTATCAACTTCAGTTTTATTATAATAATCATCTAAAGCATTAGCAGAGAGATAATTACCGGACGGCTGGAATCTATCATCTGCCCAAGTCTTCGTATTATCAATTATTGTATCAACTTGAGATGATGTATAATATGGTTCCAAAGCTGTAGGCGTAAGATAATTACCAGCAGGCTGGAATGTTTCAAGTGACCATGCAGAAGTTTCTACAAATTCATCGGTAACGAATTCTTCAAATGTTTCAAATGTACTCTTTAATGTATAATCGTCCAATGCAGACTTATCAGCCTTTGCACTTAATTCTGGTGTCCAATCACGGCCACTAATAACAGTTCTATGAATATCAATATTTGGACCTTGTGTATAAGTAGTACCTTCAGGTGCTTCTTCCCATTTATTATCTTTTAATACAAGGGCTTTACCAGATAGCGTATTATCAGCCGATGTAATGTAATTGCCTTTTATCTGGAAAGTTTCATCTACATACGATTTATCAGCCTTGTCTGCAAGTTTCGTATCAACCGTACTTGACAGACTGGTAATATCAGTTGCACTGGCATAACTTCCCTTTACCTGGAAAGTATCTTCTGCCCAGTCTTCAGAAATAGCGATTGCAGTTTCAACATCAGCAGAAAGAGCATAATTAACAAGCGACGGAATTCTTTCATCAACTTCTTCTTTTGTATAAACTTCTGATTTTTTATAATAAGCACTCATTTCTGACTTAGACTGGAATTCAGACTTAGCCCAAGCAGAAGTTTCATTAAATTCTGTATTTACTTTTGCAGAATATGCATCAATGTCTGTCTTTTTATAATAATAATCTAAGTCAGACGGTACTACATATTCGTCTTTTGGTTGGAATTCAGACTTAGCCCATGCAGAAGTTTTATTTAATTCTGAATTAACCCATGTCTCAGTAGCATAACCGTTAAGTGCTTCCGGCTTTAAATAATCACCAGAAACACCGATTGTATATGTAGCCGGGGCGGTTTCTCGTGCACTAATGCCATTAGTTCCAATAATCTTCGTATCAGAAACAACTGGTTCAACAGAAACACCAAGATTATATTCAACTGTACCATCTTGTCCAACAGTCTTTTCGATTGAAACCGTCTCATTAGTCGAAACAACCTTAACGGCATCAGGTTTCATTCCGATATATACGGTATTATCTACCTTTTCGGCGCTCAAACCAGCATGCCCAGATACCGACGGAGCGACAGCTTTAACGCCAATCGGTTTAAATATACCGTCACCTGACAAGGTAGAATCAACTCTTACTGAATCTATAGCAACTATTTGACCGGCTTTTACTAACATACCTTTAAATTCCTTTTTCTTTATTATTTATAAGATTTACAGAAAAAGGAATTTAAAATAAAAACCAGAATTACTTCCGGTTTTCTCTTATAGCTTAGCTCTATCGTCTTTACTTAGTAATCGTTGGTTTCTACTACCACAGAATCTCAGATTTAAGTCTCTTTCTTCAAGAATAAACGGTCCGTCAACCAAAATATCTGTATTTTCCAGAATATAATCCGTAATTCCTACAAGATACTGGCTTTGTCCCATTCTGAGATTTTTCTCATAAATGTAGCCTGTAAATACCCAGATATTCTTTTCAGGCAAAACTGACTTGAATTTACGAATAAAATCAGCAATTGCCGGCTGGTTTTCTACTTCGAACGGTTCTCCGCCCAAAATAGTCAAACCAGAAATATACGGTTTCTTACAGGCTTCGATGATTTCATTCACAGCAATCACATCGAAAGTTTGGCCGTAATCGAAATTCCATGTTTCGGGATTAAAACATCCCTTACAATGATTCCTACAACCAGAAACGAACAGAGTAACACGACAACCTTCGCCGTCGACAATACTCATAGGATCTATCTTTGAATAATTCATTTTTTATCCTTATCGTATTTAAGTTTCAGTCCAAGCAAGATGAATATAAAAATCGTCGCCAACGTATAATTGACATATTGGGGATATTGCCACATCCCGCTTACATAATTCGTATAGAAAATATATGCGGCGCTACAAAGGTTTCCGATAATCGAAAGTATAATGAAGAATATACTTATATCACCGGTTGATTTCGTCTTATATGCCTTTATTACCTGCGGCAATGAACAGACAGCGAACGCCAAAGCCCCAGTATATCCGATTAATAACATTATTGTATCTAACATAATTTCCTTATAAAGATAGAAAAATCATACAGATTTTGGGTCTGTATGATTTTAATCCGATATTTCAATTAAATATTGTGACGGTCTCTCAATTCTGCCAATTTTCCATCGTTCCAGGATTTGAAAATTGTCTTCTTAGGCGAACCAGTCAAATATCCGGTAATTCTTCTAACACGAATAATCTCGTCTTCGTTTTTGTTACCGCAGCACGGACATTCGTTATTGATGATACCGTGGAAATGACACTTGGTACAAGTATCGCTGTCGAACGTACAAGTGAAATATCCCAAGTCACCATCGTACATGGTATCAATCGTAGCCTTGACCGCTTCAAGATTCTTAGACAAGTCACCGTTCAGCTTATAATAAAAGATATGGCCTGCGTTCGTAATCTTGTGATACGGAGCTTCCATCTTGATCTTATTTTCCAAAGATGTTTCCAAGGAATAATCAAGCATGTGGCTATTCGTGTAATAACCCTTACCAAAGACACGCTGTAAATCGACATCAGCAAGCTTCTTTTCATTCTGGAAAAGGTTCTTGTCAATATTTGCGAAACGTCCAGCAACAGCTTCAGCCGGAGTAGCAAAACAAGACCAGTTAAGATGAGTTTCCTTCTGAGTCTTATCGACAAATTCACGGATATGCTTTACGATAGAGAATGCATAATCGTCGATTTCATGGTCGATACCGTATGTCTTACCGGTGAGCAAGAGCATTGTTTCAGCCAAGCCGACATAACCGATAGAAAGCGAAGCCTGCTTAAGAACTTCAGCAATCTTATCAGTAATTGCATGCGGTTCGTCGTCTGACGTGAGATAAAGTCCCTGCTGCATGGTGAACGGGAAATTCTCATAAGTCTTATTAGAAATCAAAGAGAAACGGTCAAGCAAACTGCCCTTGGCGTCTTCGAGCATATCGTCAAGCTTCTTGAAGAACAACTGCTTACGTCCTTCTTCATCCTTAGCTTCGATATGGGTTTCAATCGCGAGACGAGGCAAGTTAATCGTATGGAATGCAAAATTTCCACGACCAGTTGTCTGTTCTGCACCGTTGATATTACCAATAACACGTGTTCTACAACCCATAGTAGAAATAGTCGTATTTTCAATAAGCTTACGTAAGGTAAGAGTAGAACCGTTGATTTCTGTAATATCCCAGTAATCGCCGATACCCATATCATATTCGTAAATCGGTGTTTCAAACTTCTGATTTTCCAGCTTAATTGTCTTGGCTTCATTCTTACCGCGAACCTTGACAAGAACTTCTTCACTGGTAAGGTCAACCGTACTCGTATTATACTTAACATACGGCATATTGAAAGAACTATCAACCTTTACGAAGTTCGGATAGAAACGACGAGCAAGGCACTTGATAGAATCAAGATACAAGTCATAATTCGGATCTTCCGGATTCTTTGTATAACCCTTCATCAACTTGAAAATCAAAATCGGGAAAATAGCAGTCAAACCGTCACCGAGACCTTCCATCTGGGACTTGATAAGGTTCTT